TGTGGCAACACTCAAGTTTGTGAACAAGTCGCCCACAGCACCCACATCAGAACGTGTGCTGTTTGCTACATCTCGCACCAATGCCATTGCGGCGGCTGTTTCTTGGTTTGTGGTTGTTACTGCTTTTAATCTGTTGTTGAGATTTGTAAAGTCATCACCTAGACTTATAATTTCTTTGATTGCTACTGCACCTGCTAATGCTTGGAATGCACCTTTAAGTCCATTGATAGCATTAGTACTGCTAGTGCTAAAGCCTTTGGTTTGATTTTCAGCATCACGCAGATTCCTAGTATAGTTACTGGTATCTAGTTCTAGTGCTACGCTAATCTTCTTAGCCATTACAGTCTCCCAACTCTTTTATCAACTTCTCTGTTTATGAAGTCTATGGTAGGATCACTCATGCCACCTGGCGCTTGTTTACTCCAACCATTATCTAACCTGTCTGCATAAGCGTAATCAGCATTTATAACAAGCCCGTTTGTTCTTGTGTTTCTGCGGGCATTGCCTTTGTCAATAGGAGTCTTGCTTTTGAAGTATGCGCCTGCTTCACGCATAACGTCATAAGGCATGTCTTCGATGTCGTCGAATAATGCTTTTACTTGACTCTCATTGATCCTTACTTTCATGTCGCTTCTTAAATCTCTCGTACCGTTCTACCAAATCTGTGGAAGCCGCTTTTGGTATGGCAGGTTCTGCCTTTGCTTTCCTGCGTTGTTTCTCATTGATATGGTTTTGGTATGTGGTGTACACATCAAACACAAATAAATCTTGTGTTGTGCCTTTTGCTAATATTTCGCTAGGCAACATACCATATCTGTGTGCCATCTGATCCAACATTATTGCACTGTTGAACAGTGGATCTTGTTCTGTGAAACTGCTTCCAGTTACTTTCCCAACTGTTGCATAACTTTTGTAATACAACGAGTCATAATACTTGTTGGCAACAACTTGCCGTCACTCATTACTTCATTGCCTGCTTCATCTAGAATCATTGTTTTGGTGAATTCAATCAATTCTGGTAAGTCTTCATTTGTGATTTCTTTGCCAGCAAAACGCATGAACTTTTCTAGTGGTTGTCTATCCCACACGAAAAACTCAAGTGCTTCTCCGTATTCTTCTACAATTGATTCGTCATCGAGCGTGACTTTGACTAATGAGGGTTTTACTGCTAATTCTGTAATGTTCATATCTTCATATCCTTTTTGTTTTGTAAATGGTGAACTGCACTAAGCATAAAGTTCACTCTGTTTGTTGTTTTCTCTACGTCGTTCTTAGCACAACGCAATTCATTCTTGGCTTTCGCCAACTCCATCTCCAGCGTCTTCAATATCTCTGACGTCGGATGTCTGTCCCAAATCTGCATGTTCTGTCCTATATTTATCCTTAGATAACTTTATGCCGTGTTCCTTAGCAACACTATGTGCATCACGGATCTCGCCATTGATTTTAACAACAGGTTTGCCATCTTGACGTGCGCCTACCCATTTGCCATCCACAATGCGATCTTGTATAATTTTTTTAACTCTACTCATAACTACTCCTTAAAAGATAGGGCAGTGTTGCCACTGCCCATCTAAGTGACTATTGGTTAAGCCTCTTGTCCTGTTGTAAAGTCACCAACAATTTCAATTGTTAACGGTGATGTCCACACAGGGCTATCTGGTGATACAGTTGGAGCCAGGGCACTTAAATACCCTTCGCCTTCAATGTATCTGTCTCCAGAACTTTCGCCTGCCCAATATAATCTGAACGCAGTCTTAGTTTTGTTATTCACTGAATCTAAAATACCATATGAACTACCAGTGTTGCTGTAGAAAGTAGTGTCATCTAAAACAACTGTTAATTCGATATTGTTAGTGCTTGCTGTAGTAATTGCTTGCTCTGAGAGCGAATCCAGTTGCTTCCAACGGAAGATGCCTGGAGTAGCATTTACTGTGATTTCTTGCATGCTTGGTACATCGTATGTGTTGGCACTTTCACCTGCCACAAACGCTGCCGCGATGTTAGAACTAAAATCAGCACTGTTGTTTAGTTTCAGAGTAACAAAATCTGCAGTTGCGTTAACACCTATATAAGCCATTTGTTTCTCCTTAAATTAAATTTACAAATCTGTATTCAAACGTGTAAGTGATTTCATCCCCTTCAGTTTCGCTACTCGCTTCACATTCACGAACAAAGTAATCACTAACACTCAGTCTACTGTTTAACACAGCAGACACGACTGTCTGAATATCTGCCGGTTGATTTTTAGCATCCACGGTGATGAATCCTTGTAAAGAATTTTCAGTTTGGAACACATCATTGGTATCCAGTGTGCTTTGTAATTGTGTGATATCTTGATCAGTTTCACTCAAGTAAAACTTTTTCTTGTTCTTGCGATATAATTCAACACCGCCCGAACTCCAAGGTAACTCACTGCTTACGGACACACTAGATCCCGATAATGCTGTAGTGACGTTTGCTAGTAAATCAGTCCTAAGACTCATTATCTAAACCTCGCCACTTGTGTTCTTCTTCTGCTTCTTCTCACTGGTTGGTTAAAAGATGCCTTTTCACTGTCTTCCACAGTACCATCACCATCCGCATCGTACCAATCCGCTATGGCCAACAACTCGTTAAAGATGTCATTGAACTTAGCATCATAATACTTAATCTTTTGAACTTCTGGTGAATCTGCATCACCAAAGTCCCCAATCAAAGGCAACAAGTATTCTTTGAAACAATAGTATACACACATGTCTGTGAATTCTTCTTTGCGTGACTTGATGTTATTTGGATTAAAGTCAGGTGCCAACTCTGGACGAGTGACACTCTGACCTGTGTAATTCAAATATCCTAGCCACCAACTGCTTGCTTTGATTTTGAGATTGATACGGTTGGTTGATTTTGTCAGCATGTCCTCAATAAAATCAGACACATCAACGAAACCACTCTCCTCAGGGATTGCAATTTCGTTTGCTTCTAAAATGCGTTGGTCCTTTTGCAGAACATCAGTGTACTCTGCATAACTTGTAACGTTTCCACCTACCGTAATGAATGCCATAGTTCTACTTCCTTAAGCGTTTGGTAATGCTGTGTGACGGAATAACATTGCGCCTGCAGCCTGACCCACGATACCTTCTAACAATGCACGGTTACCCACATCAGATAGTGATCCGATTGTAGTACCGCCTGCTAATGCGATCTGCTCTTGGATAGCAAACTCGAATGCAGGTGAGATAACACCAGCATACATGCCGTTAACCATAGTTGGAGCGTTTTCGCCACGTAATTGTGCAACTGCCTTAGCAATAGCAACAACGTTAGCATCGCCTGAACCAATTGTTTTGTTACAAGTGATTCTGTTACCGAAGTTACCACGTAAAGTTGTGAAACCATTACGCACTGTACCACGCATTTGGTGTGTATCAGTGTTTGGATCGAACCACATCTTCACTGTTGGCTCACGCTTAGTAGCAAAGCCCATTGCTTCTGGTGAGAACACAAACGAAACACTGTGTGTTGTAGCGTTTGCACTGCCTGCACCTGTGTCAGCAAGAGTGAATGAACTGTTTGCTTCTGCAAAACCAGCAACGTCAGTTGCTAATGCTAAACCGCCTGAAAGACGTGTTAACACTGCGTTTTGAACAAGAGCAAGACCGCCGTCTTCTAATGCTTCTTCGTAAACGTCTGTACCAACACCACGCTTCTGAACTGTGATGTTTGCACTTGTTGGTGCGAAGTCTGATGCTGCCGCGGCAACGATTGAGCCGCCTTCTGCAACGTCTGCACCTGCTGTATATGTATTTGTAAGAGGGAATCTTACTGTATTTCCGCTATCTCCGGAAATTGAGATTGAATTAACAATCAGCGATGGATTTGGAAGTAAGACTGAGTCCATGTAATATGGAACTAAATCGGCAACTACCGCTTCATACAACTGCTGAATGCCTGAACTACTTGTAGCCATTGTATTTCTCCTTTATGACAAGTTTAGTTTATTTGTTTTTCATGCTACGCTTTTCCATTTGCTTCTTCACCATTGCGTCGGTGATTTTGTCCCTGGATAACGTAGGCTGATACTGACGTATACTCATATACGCCGATCTGTATTCAGCATCGCTAGTTAATCTACCATCATCAAGTGGCTTAACTGTTTTAGCACTTGACGAATCTGTAGATGTTTCGCCATACTGTATATCAACACCCTTCTTACCAAATTGAAGACCTAAACTCTTGCCCATTCTTTCAACTGCGGCACTATAGTCTGGTGTTTCACCATCTGTAGTCAAGTAACCATCAGCACCTCTGAGTGCAAATGTGTCACCCTCAACTGCAATCATGTTGCGGGCCTTCATCAAGTCAATTACTGCGTCACGCTGTTCGTTGTTCCAACTACTCGGCATGGCGTTTTGCAACTGACCCATATGGTCTTTCAATAACAACTCTGTCTTGAGGCTGTTTACTTGTGCTGTAAGTTCATCTACAGTGGCTTCACGCTTTTTAACTGCGTCTCTTAGAGCGTTTACGTTCAAACTGCTCTCACCTTCGCTAGTAGGCGTTGACTCCTGTAGTGTTTGTACAACACTTTTAACACTATCAATGCTGTCCACGTTCAGTTCCTGCAATATACTGCTTTCAACGTCACGCTTGGCATTGGCGGCGATCTTGTTAGTGTCATCTCTGGTGTAAACTCTCACACCATCAACAAACATTTTACCGTCTCGCAACTCAACACTGGGTGTTGTAGTATTATCAGATTTTGTATCTGTTGCAACTGTGTCAACAGGTTTTGCGGAATCTGTAACCGGCGCAACGTTCTCGGTTTGCGCTACCGTGTCTTGGGCGTATTCTGCCATCTTCTTCTCCTGTTTATCGCCGAAGTATGCGTATTTTTTTACTGAGCAACTACTTCGAGTTACTCCTACCTAAAATTTATAAACTGTTTTCTGAATATGATCCGTCTATGAGTTGTTCTAATCTTGTTCTAATCTTATCACGGATCTCTTCTTTGTAATTTGTTTCTTCTGCATCCAAGCCTGTGGCCATTTCCACACGCATCTCATATTCTGCATGTGTGTTGAATGGCATGTATATGGTGACTCCATCTTCTCTGGTGTGAGTGTGGAATCCTGTGCCACCTAACTCTGCGGCTTTGGCTTCTGCTTCTGCTTGTGTTTCGTATGTTTCTGCTTCGTATTCTACTTGTGCACCAAATGCACCACTAAATCTTTCGTATGCAGTGATCAGCATGTCCATTTCACGCAGTTCATTCTCAAGACCTTTCTGCGAATACAATCTGTTGTATGAGATTGTGAGGTCTTCAGGCACTGCTTGTCCTTGCCAGTCAAACCACATTGGCCATAACTGGTGTGCTTCTAAGTTTTCCAAACTCACTGCTTTCTTGCGAATGAACGCTTCTAGTTTGCTGTCATATTGTTCTATTTGTACACCTGAGCGTGATGCTTTGATAAGTTCATCTGAACGTATCATTGCAACCTGGTTCATCTTCTCAATCTTTTGTTCTACTAACTCACGCAGTTCTTTGATTGAATCAAGCGGTGGCGCTTTGAACTCAAACACATAAGAGGGTTGCCCGTTGAGACTGTTCTGTACGTTGATCACAGAACCTGGCTCAGCACCTACATTGAAACCATTCTGTGCGAGTGTGGTTTCATCCACTATGGTTACGGGGTGGCTGCCATAAGATATACTGCTGTATATCTCGCCGTAATCGCCATAGATACTTCTCTGTAGTTGTGCAATATCAAAGATTGGCGTGTGACCTATGCCGTTATAGATCTTGCTACTTTGATACACGGGTCTTACAGGAATGTAGCCCAGTTCATTAGGCTGTACTATTCTGTAAAAACCTTTGTCATCATCTTCAGTGCCTTCAACAAACTCTGCACCATCTGGTAATTCAAAGTCCATATCATCTGCATCGTCCATTGGCATGAAGATTGTTTCAATTGTGTCTTTGGTGAAGTATTGATATATCTCTACTTCTGGTTCGGTTGTGACTCGCACAACCAATTTTGTAAGTTCTAAGTCGCCGTCCAAGTTGTAACCATACTGCCAATTGGTCACGTCTAATGGTGAGTGCCAACGCCAACGTGGATACAATGCTCCTGCTGGCTTTATGCAACTAACCCACAC